TCCCTCAATGGGAACGGTACTCAATGAGAGGAAAGTTGCGGACGAGATTGGCGATGATGACATCGATTTCAATATCCAGCGTCTTGGACTATGGATCAAGTACAACCAAAAGTCTGCTATCAGCAGAAACGAATGGCTATCTCTGCAGTGTAAGAGAATGCCTAAGATCTCTGGCAAACTTTCAGTCGGTATAAAATTTGGAGTCGATGGAGCCAATGTTGCTCTTGGTATTGCAGTACAGGCAACCAGGGAACGCATATTTATAGAAGCGATTGGGTGTCGTCCTGTACGAGAAGGACTTGGTTGGGTAATTGACTTTCTGAGGAAAGCTGACTGGAACGCTGTAGTCATAGATGGCAAGAACGGAGAGCAACTGCTGATTGACGCTATGAAGGCAGATCATTTAAAGAAGCCTATCATACCTTCAACTGATGAGATCATCGTTGCAAATGCTGTTTTTGAACAGGCGATTTGGTCTGAAACCATATGCCATATGGACCAACCGTCTCTTACACAGATAATCTCAAACTGTGAGAAAAGACCGATTGGCTCCAAAGGTGGATTCGGATACAAATCCATCAAAGCTGAAGCGGAGATTGCGCTTCTTGACTGTGTCATGTTGGCACATTGGGCTTGTGCGGAGAAAAAACATACAAAGCCCAAACAAAAAATACGCTATTAAGGCTCGGATTAGTTCCGGGTCTTTTTAGTGAATACAATTACGTACACTACACGGTAAGTAGGAGGAAAAAATGGCAGATTTTACACCAATTAACACGCAGGAAGAGTTTGATAATGCAATTAAAGCAAGGATAGAGCGTGAAAGGAAAAGCATCACAGCTCAATATTCCGACTATGAAGCATTGAAGACCCAGAATGCGGAGCTCCAGACAAAGGTCGCAGGGCTCAACAAAACAATCGAGGATACTAACAAGAAGTATGCGGAGACGGATAAAACTATCTCCGAATTACAGGCTAAAGTAAAGGGCTACGAGACCGACTCGGCAAAAACGAGAATTGCTCTTAAACACGGTATCCCGTACGAACTAGCCGGAAGACTATCCGGAACAACCGAAGAAGAAATAGAAAAAGATGCAGAAACACTCGCAGGTTTTGTTTCCAAAAAGTCCGAGGCTCCACCTTTGGCGGGGAGCAATGATGTAACGCCAAATGACAACAATGCCGGATTACGGCAACTCTTACATTCAATAAAAGGAGAAAATTAAAATGCCAGACGCAAAATATGATACCAATGTAGCATCCAAAGGAAATCTGTTTCCTGAGGTATTGGTAAAAGAAATGTTTAACCTTGTACAGGGTCATTCAGCCTTGGCCAAACTCGCAGGAGGAATTCCTCTTGCTTTTAACGGTAATGAAATCATGACTTTCCAGATGGAAGGTGAGGTCAATCTTGTTGGAGAGAACGAGCTTAAGACATCTAAGAAGATCGTGCTTGACCCTGTTAAGATCGTTCCTTTGAAGGTCGAATACGGCGCAAGGATCTCTGACGAGTTCAACTACGCAACAGAAGAAGCACAGCTTGACATCCTTCGTGCTTGGAGCGAAGGTTTCGCTAAAAAGCTTGCTCGTGCACTCGATATTATGGCAATTCATGGTGTCAACCCGAGAACCGGAACAGCTGCAACAGCTATTGGTACAAACAGCTTTGATACAAATACCGGTGTAACAACTATTACTTATGTAGCTGGTTCTGAAGAAGACAAGCTCGAAGACGCAATTGCCGCTATTGGTGATTACGAAAATAGCGGGTTTGCGTTCTCCCCGGCTTTTGCTGCTGCTCTTGGCAAAGTGAAGGTTAACGGAGTGCCGCAGTACCCTGAGTTTAAACTCGGCGGACGTCCGGACTACTTCAATGGTGTTCCTTGCGATGTCAATAGCACAGTTGGAACTGCTGACAGTGCTGTAGTAGGTGATTTTGCTAATGCTTTCAAATGGGGCTATGCAAAACAGATCCCGCTTGAGATCATCCCCTACGGTGATCCTGACCAGACCGGCCATGACCTGAGAGCTTACAACCAGATTTATCTGCGTGGAGAAGCTTATCTTGGATGGGGAATCCTTGACCCCGCAGCGTTCGCTCGTATTGATGCTTAATGATTAAATACAGAAATAAAAGAACCGGAGAAATAAGGGATTTTCACGGCCCGATTAAAAGTGTGAATTGGGAGGCTGTCACGCCTCCCACAACTCCCTCTCCGGGAGAGTCTAAGAAGAAAACCGTCAGTAAGAAAGGAAAGAAATAATGGCTTCTTTTGCGACAATTGATGATCTGACAGCACTTTGGAGGCCTATGACTGAAGATGAGCAGGAAAGGGCTTCAGTATTGTTGAATATTGTGTCTGATTCTCTCAGATATGAAGCAAATAAGGTGGACCGAGATCTAGACCTGATGATAATGGAAAACCCATATCTTGCTTCTGTTGCAAAATCGGTAACATGCGATGTTACCGCAAGGGTACTAATGACTTCCACAGACCAGGAGCCGATGTCGCAAATGAGCCAGGCAGCCGGAGGCTATTCAGTTTCGGGCACTTTCCTTGTTCCTAGCGGAGGATTATTCATAAAGAAATCAGAGTTGGCCAGGTTAGGACTGAAAAAACAGCGGACTCTGTGGAGGGAATTTTATGGCTCTGATCAAAGGAATGACGGTCCAGCTATATGAGAAGACTCTTACAGGATATGATGCTTTTAATGCACCGCTTTATGCCGAAGAGCCGATAGATATAGATAACGTTCTTGTAACGCCAGTAGAAGCAGAGGATGTTATTTCTGATCAGCAATTGTATGGCAAGACGGTAGTTTACGAGCTTTGTATTCCCAAGGGTGATACTCATGTCTGGGAAGACAAAAAAGTAGGTTTCTGGGGCAATATCTATCGCACTGTAGGGTTCACAAGACGTTACATCGAGGAAAATGTTCCTTTAGAGTGGAACGCCAAGATACGGGTAGAAAGATATGGCTAATGTAAAAGTTGTACTTAACAGAGCAGGCGTCAGAGAACTTCTTCGTTCACCTGAAATGGCCGGCATTTGTGAAGAACATGCGAAAGCTACGCTGAATGGTTGCGGGGATGGGTATGCAATGGATGTTTATACGGGAGAGAATCGTGTAAATGCTATGGTATACGCCAACAGCCGATTAGCGGTCATAGATAATTCTCAGAACAATACCATACTGAAGGCGTTGAAATGATAGAGAAAATAGTGTTGGACTACCTGGATGACTCTTTGAGTGTGCCTGTATATATGGAAGTCCCTGAGGATCCGGCGATTAAATTTGTAATCGTGCAGAAGACCGGGTCCAGCAAATCGAATTTTATTTATTCTGCAACATTTGCGATTCAGTCTTATGCTGGGTCGATGTTAGAGGCTGCTGAACTCAATGAGCAGGTAAAAGCAGCTATGGATAATATTACTGTTCTGGATAGTGTATCTCACACAGAATTGAACAGTGATTATTCATTCACAGATGAGGGCGAAAAGAGATATCGCTACCAAGCTGTGTACGATCTATATCATTATTAAGGAGATATGAAATATGAATACTGTTTCTAACGTATCTGCCGGCAAACCGAAACTCACAGGAGCTATTTACCGTGCACCACTTGGTACGACATTGCCTACTGATGCTGTAACTGCTCTCAATAATGCGTTCGCTTGCCTCGGATATTGCAGTGATGCTGGAGTAGTAAACAGCAATAGTCCTTCCAGCGATACTATCAAGGCGTGGGGCGGCGACGTTGTTCTTGCTCTGCAGACTGAAAAGCCTGACACTTTTCAGTGGACTCTTATTGAGGTCATGAACGTTGATGTGCTCAAGATGGTCTACGGAGATGACAACGTAACCGGAGAATTGGCAACCGGAATTACAGTCAATGCCAATTCGGATCAGCAGGACGATGCATGTTATGTAATTGACATGATCCTGAGAAACGGTGCGCTGAAAAGAATAGTTATTCCTGACGGTCAGGTAACAGCAGTTGAGGATATTACCTATGCAGATAATGCTGCTATTGGTTACGGAACGACTGTGACTTGCTATGCGGATACATCAGGCAATACCCACTACGAGTACATCAAATCTGCGTGATTTAAGGAGAATAGGATATGATCATTACCGGAAAGACGTCATCCGGCTTTGATTATGCCCTCGATGTTGAAGCCCTGAAAAGCGATTTTCGTTTTATCAGGGCTCTTCGACGGGCACAGTCATATGATGAAACGGAACAGGTAAGCGGAGCTGTGGACCTCATTTCTGCAGTGTTCTCTGATCCCAAAGAGGAAGACAGGTTTTACGCTCACATTGCTAAAGTATATGGTAACGGATCCTCCAGAGTCCCCGCTGATAAAGTTTATGCGGAGATAGGGGAGATCTTTAAAAAGACTTCCGAAGTATCAGAAGTAAAAAACTAATTTCCCTCGCTTACATGTTAAGTCTGGATGAAGATGCTCTAGTATGTGATTTCGCTGAAACATATGGAGTGTTTAACATCTATGAATTACAGCCTTCATTGGCAGCGACCCTTGCATGTGGGTTGAGGGATGATTCAAGAATTAAATTGAAAATATCCGGAAGACGATTCCGATTAGAGACGCTGATGCTGGCTAGGCTGGTAGATGGCGTCTCATATATTTTGTGGCAAAGGTCACAAGACGCTTTGGACGGCAGGAATCAACCGGCTTCATTGTTACAGGAACTTCTTGGACTTGAAGATGAAGCTTTCGGCTTTTCTACGCCCGAAGAATTCGAAATGGCAAGGCAGAAATTCTTTATGGAGGGATAAATGGCAACTGAACTTGCAAAAGCATATGTACAGATAATTCCTTCCGCTAAAGGAATAAAAGAGGGGATTGCCGGAGAACTTGATGGAGC